TCCAAGTTTTAGCGTCACAACCGTCTACAAATATTTCAACTCATCATTTTGTACCGCATGAAGGACTAACTGCTGAATCAGGTACGCAATATGATGGTACTGTTGGTATTATGACTGTTACCTCTAGTGGTCATGGATTAAGTAATGGTGATTATGTCTTCTTTGAAACTGGTGCAGTTTCCTTTACATGTGCTAAGGATGACTACTGTACAACACATGCATATCCTAGAGAGACAGATCCTTATAGTGGTAAGTGGATCAAGGTATCTAATGTAACTACCAATACATTTAGAGTTAATAGTATGAAGTCACCAGATACTTCAGATCATATATTTGCTTCTGGTGTAACTGGTGCTATTAAGAGATCACAAATACATGGTGGTGGTGCTTATGGACATACATTCCAAGCTGCTGGTGTTGGTAGTATGGATCAGAAGCGTGATAGAGCATTTGATCAAGCAATAGGTATTCATTCAGTTAGTGGTAATGTTATTACCCTTCAAGTTGGTGTTTCTACTGACACTAGTGAACATCATTATGATATCATGGCAGGTCATGAAGCAACTGATGCGGTCATCAGTGGTGGTGCTTATGCACATACATTCCAAAGTGCTTTAGCTGGCGCAGTTCAGTATGGTGGTAACTATCCTCATAGTTTTGTAAGTTCTGCTGCTAACCCACTTCGCATTGATACATGGGCAGGTACTGCGTTGACCCCAACAAATGCTGTGTACAATCCTACTTCTGGAGTTCTACAGTTTACAGTTCCTAATCACGGATTGGTAAAACCAGAAAACTTTAAATTATCAGGTATTGGTGTTACTTGTGTATATGGTGCTAAATCATATCCTAGTGGATACCAAGGTTATTTCTATACAGTAAGAGAAGTAGTTAATACGACTAAGTTAACTACATCAGTTGGAATATCTACAGTTGCTCATCAATATGTAAGTGGTGGAGAGTTAAGAACAGGTATTACTACAAATATTTTCCCCGATTATGATCAAACTTTAGATATAACTGGTATTGTCTCTGCTAAAACATTTAGAGTTAATGCTGGATTTAGTACAATTCCGCATTATTATGTTACTGGTGGAACTGCTGCTCCTTATTATAACCTAACATTTGGATCTGGTTATCGTACAGATCTTGGTACAATTACCGCTATTGGTGCATCCGATTCAATTGGAACGGGAGCAAATATTACAGCAGTTGTAGGCGCAGGTGGTTCTTTAGTTTATAGTGTTAATAATGGTGGATCTGGTTATTCTGAAAATACAATTATTAATTCATTAGCACCATCTGGAGAGTATCTAAGTATTGAAGGAGTTTACAGAGAAGGACTTGGGAATACATCCATTACAGGTGTTGGATGTTCTATTACAGTTGATGTGGTAGGATTAACTACAAATTATGTTGGATATTCTACAGGGCAAGAATTCCAATTATCTGAAGTTTCTACTTGGAATTTAGCAAAACCTGGATATGGATTCAGAATAGGTGATAAGTTTGGTGTAACTGGATTATCTACTGATCCTAATGCTGGTGATTTATTCCAACCATTTGAAATTGAAGTTATAAACATCTTTAATGATGATATTGCTTCTTGGCAGTTTGGTAATTTGGATTATATTGATAATATAAGACCATTCCAAGATGGTGAAAGGTTAAGGTATCCATTATATTATCAAAATCAATTAATTAGTTTTGAGATTGATAATAACGATCCAGATTCTAGACAAATAGATCTTGGACCAGTTCTTCTAATATTTGTTAATGGTGTACTTCAAGAACCTAATAGACATTACAGTTTCACTGGTGGAACTTCTGTTGCCTTTGAGACTGCGCCTACTATTGAAGATGATGTCTTTATTTTCTTCTATAGAGGAACAGTTGGTGCTGATAGTGTATTCTTCGATGTTAATGAAATTATTAAAGAAGGTGATTCTGTAGAATTATTCAAGAGTGCTGATATTGAATTGAATAAAGTTCCAAAAGATAATAGTAATTTTGCACAAAGAGAACCAAGAATAGTTGTTAGAGTTGCTACTGCTTCTGTAGTAGAAACTCCATTCTATCAGGGTGGTGGTGTTAATAACGATAACTATAAACCAATGCGTTGGAATAAGCAAAAGGTTGATAGAGCATTTGCTGGTGGATTAGTTTCTAAAGCAAGAGACTCTGTGGAAGCGCAGATATATCCAAATGCTAATATTATTGCTGGTTATGCAGCAACTGATACTTCTTTATTTGTTGATCATGTTGAATACTTTAGAGATATTGATGGACTCTTAGATGATGATTTTGGACTTTATGTTTATGGTGTTGGTGTTGGCACAACTGCACAAGCTGGTGTTAACTGGGAGTTCTGGAATGATATCGATCCTTTAGAAACTGATGTTAAAGGATATATCGGATTAGTTACTGGTATTACTACTTCGGTTGGTATTGGTACTGATCTTGGACTTGTCATTCAATTAGACACAAACAACTTAATTAATGCAGAAAACTCTTCCTTTGTTCAAGACTTCAAAGAAGGGTATCCATTCAAACTCTATGATACGGGCATATCACCTGTTGCTGGAGTAATTACTAGTACTGATACTCATGACTCTGATGTTATTGGAATTAGTACTTATGAAGTTGACAATATATACTATGCATCAGCATTATCATGGGATGGAAGTGCTAGAACAGGTGTTATTACATGTAATATCCATTCTGGAACTGATGTTAGCGGATTAGTTGGTGTTGGATCAACCTTACATCCTGCAGGAAGAATTACATGGGGACGCTTCTCTTCAGCAATAAGAGATGTTTACAATCCTCTTAGTTTACCTGCTAAAGGACTTGAGTATAATCCAGACCTAGATAAGTGGCCAATTGTCCGTAGGACTAATATTGGTTTGCGTAATACTGGTGCTCTTGAAAAGAAACTTTAATTTTTCATTATAAATACCAAAATAGTAAGACCTCACACTAGAACATTGCAATGGCAGCAATAATAACAGATCAATTTAGGATTATCAACGCTAATAACTTCATGGATGATGTTACTAGTGGAAATAACTCTTACTATGCTTTTCTTGGATTAGCAAATCCTACTGTATCAGGTTTCGGAAGAACCGATACTTGGAACAGCACAACTGTTCAGCCACCTTCACCTGTTGATAGTATCAATTACAATAACCATGTATACGATACTATGTTATTTGGCAGGAAAGTTTTTCCTGGTGATGTGAGGAGGTTGATTAGAAAAGTTACTTGGACAAAAGGTACATCATATGATATGTACCGTCATGATTATAGCACAACTTATCGTTCTTTAGTCTCTAACTCTAGTAGACTATATTCAGCAAATTATTATGTAATGAATAAAGACTATAGAGTCTATATTTGTATCAATAATGGTTCTGCTGGTATTAATAGTATTTCAAGTGCATCTCTTGATGAACCAACATTTACTGACCTTGAACCATCTGCTGCTGGTGTAAGTGGTGACACTTATCTTTGGAAGTATATGTTCACGGTTCCTCCTGCGGATATCGTGAAATTTGACTCTACTGAGTATATTGCGGTTCCTAATAATTGGGAGACCACTAATGATGCTGATGTTAAAGTTGTTAGAGAAAATGGTGATTCTGATACTAATAGTAATCAGATTAAAGTAGTATCAATTGATGAATCTGGTGCAGGATATAGCTTCCTCTCAAGTCCTATTGAAGTTGATATTATTGGCGACGGAACTGGTGGTAAAGTTAGAATACTAACTAATACACAGGGGCAGATTATTTCTGCACAAGTTACTAACGGTGGTAAGGGGTACAGTTATGGAAGGGTTGATCTTTCTTCTATCAATGGTAGTGCTACAAAGTTTGCTAAATTAACTCCTATTATCCCTCCTTCAAAGGGGCATGGATTTAATGCATATAAAGAATTGGGAACTGATAAAGTCCTAATTTATACTAGATTTGATGCATCATCATATGATTTTGCTTCTGATACTAGATTTGCACAAGTTGGGTTGATTAGAAACCCAACTGCAGTTGGAGTTGCTGGTACTAATTACTTACAATCTTCTGAATTTTCAGGATTGAAAGCAATTAAATTTACTGGAGATACTTCACAATCTCTTGGTATTGGTACTGCTATTGAGCAAAATATTACTGGAGTAGGTACTGCTAGAGGGTATGTTGCTTCATATGATATTGATACTAGGGTTATTAAGTACTTCCAAGACAGAAGTTTAGTTTATAACCAATCTACATTTGATGCTACTGATAGTAGAGATGTTGCAAAACAATCTCCTGTGATTGATTTTCAATCTGGTGCTGCTGCTAATGCAGTAACTAGTACTGCATTCAGTGTTAGTGTAGATGCTACATTTAGTGGTATATCTACAACAACTCCTGCTGGTAAGGTAGTAGATCTAGGCGTTCAGTTTGCAAAT